CTTCTATAAAATGGATTCGCTAAAAATCCTAGTAATGAATTAAAATTCAAGGATATTATTCCAGATGAATCTGGTCTGAATAATATTTGACCAATTGAATATTCACTATAAATTACAAATATTAATGTAATAATCCCTGTAAAAATTAAATATTTTAGTATTTCCATTATTTTATTTTTCTATACTATAACTATAAATGTTTTGCAATAAAAATTTAGTTGTTGTGGTTGTTGCGATCTTTTTAATATTATGTGTATTAAAAGACGATACTTCTAAATTGATGATTGGTGTAGCCACTCTATTTTTCTTGTACAAGAATGGTTTTACCTTTAAAGAAGGATTAGATGGGGTTGATGTAGTTGATACTGTTAGAGCAGAAGGAACTAGTTTAGGATTTCAGCCTGAATTAGGTAGCCGCAAAGATACTATCATTGGTAATAATACTGTTACGGCTGATGGATCTAAACCAGGTAAAGTAGTTAAAGCGCCTACGGTTAATACTGGTCCTTATGACGGCTTATGTCTTAAAACAGGTAATAAAGATTACTGGATGAAATCTCCAGATGAGACTTCTTTAGTTCCGAATGATACATTATATACTTATTTATCCAGCCAAGGTCCTATTAAGATGAAATTATCCGATCAAGCCGCATTGAGTGGTCCTCCAGTTGACGGAGTCGCGGGTTCATTTGAAAAGAAGTTCATGTTTGCAAATAATGTAGCAAGTCCACTTTGTTGTCCTAGTACCTTTTCTACTAGCACCGGTTGTGTATGTACTACTCAAAATCAAAGAGATTATATCGCCGGTAGAGGGACTCCATTAACATTGGGTGGGGTAAAGGGTAGTGTAGAAATTTAAAATTATCTGAGTAACATACTATGTATCTTTTCATATGCTTCTCCGTGTTGTTTATCATATACATTTAATCTCGATACTCTATCTCTTTCAGCTTTTTCTTCTAAAACCTGTTGTTGGGATAATCTAATTTGATCTTTTTCGGTCATTTGATATGAAATATTACTTCTCTGTGCTTTGATACCTTTTACACTATTGGCTCTACCATTAGTGTCTACAGAAGTTGGATCTATTAACATACTCCCATCTGTAAACGCTTGTTTATAATCTGTATAATTTAAATTATCGGATTGACCACTAAAATCTGCGATTTTCCCTTGCCCCAATGTCATAATACTGTCAGAATTAGATATTGACATTTTAACTTCTGGATCTTTATATTTGATGAGTGAATTTTGAGGATTCTTTTGTGCTTGTTCTCGTTTATAATTTTCGAATGTAGCATTAAACATGTCTTTATTGAATCCACTTTGAAACATTTTTGTTTGACCAGATTCTAACGCTGGATTTTCATTGATCCAATCACCATAACCATCATCATATACTTCTGGTATTTTATTTTGGTCGTATATTTGATTAAAAACATCAATATCAAACTTTTCTGTCATTTTAGTATTTAGTTTAGGTGTATTAGCTTGCTGTGAAAAAAAATCTTTGGCATTACCTCTTAATTCATTGTGACTATGACTATTTTCTTTTTCTTTTAATTTCTTCTGTAGAAGAGTAAATGCGATAGATACTTGTTGGAATGCCTGTGGGCTACCTCCTCTATCAGGGTGGGCTTTCATTGCTGCTTTTAGATATGATTTTTTTAGTGTCTTTTCATCATAATTCTTACTTACACCCAATATTTTATATGGATCTAGTTTGGTTTTTGCGGAGGGTAATTGGAGTTGTGTATTTGTAGTTTCAGATTGTGATGAAAATTGATTCTGATATTGTTGTGGTTGCTGGTATTGCTGTGCTTGCTGGTATTGCTGTGCTTGCTGGTATTGCTGTGCTTGCTGGTATTGCTGTGCTTGCTGGTATTGCTGTGTTTGATGCGCTTGCTGCCCTTGACCTTGAAATTGATTCATGTCAGATTGAAAAAACATATTCGGTGGTATTTGCTGTTGTTGCATCTGATTTTGTAAGTTATTATTGAATAAACTATTTATCTGCTGTTGTTGCTGATAAATCATGTTTTGTTGTTGTTGAATATACGATGAATATAATTCAGCATATTGAGCATCTTTACTTGGTGTTTGACCCATATTATTAATTAATTAGATTAATAAAATAAAAATTAAACTTTAAGAGATAGAAATTATTTAGGACACTTAAGATCGTGCCAATTTGTGAATAAATTTTCAACCTCACAAGTCACTGTTTTCCCAAAAATATCAATGGAACCTTGTTCAATATCACTAGTATCACAATCAATAAATGTCTCGATAGAATTAGTTGGTGTACTACACGTATTTGTATCTTTGCTACTATGTGAATCTTTTGGGAAACAGTATGTATGCATACATCCTCTTTTATGACAATAATTTGGATTATAATTACATAACCCCGTTTCTTCATTGTAATAATTACTTCCTAAATAATCGGTGTTGTCAACCTTTTCATTTGCCCCTGAAAATAAACTATCTATACGTTCATCGCTTGTAGTGTAACCACCTTGCCTTTGATGAATCCATTTCATCCCCCTAGTTGAATATCTACATATTGTATTTACAAGACCAGACGAAGGATAATATAATGGAAATTCTTCTTTATTAGGAAATTCTATATAAGTTACATCACAATCTTGATTTCCACCGCATCTACTATAATCCCTGTAGATATTAGATACACTAATAATCAAATCATCTAATATACATAGTTTAGATGAATCTCCGGCTGCCTGGCATGGCACCCCATGATTTCTACTTTTTAATATATTTTGAAGTGCTTTTCCACCAACACCATTAAGAGTTGCTGGGCCATTTATTATTAAATCTTTTTCAGATAGTGTTAATAATGTTTCTTTGGTTATTATATATGTGCTAAGTGGAGGCATGCCATCTATTCCATTATCCCATAAATTTGGTAAATTTGTTTTACCATCAGTTGAATCACCATTATATAATACTATTTTTTTATTACCACTTGAATCTTCTACGGTAGTAATCCCTCCATTTTTACAATATCTGTAAATATATTTCCATAATTGAATTTGTTTTAATTTTGGTATATTATTTGCTTCGCTTTTTAATGAATCTGGTTCGTCATTATTAATCTGATCTATAACATCTACATCACTATAGTACATTTTTTCCAAGTCCTTATGTAATGAACTGGTTTCATTATCATAATTTTTTAAAAACGTACAATAATTATTATCAGTTGTTTCATTTGATGCCTTTTTAGCAGCGACAGTATTTATATTATTTCCTTTCAAAGCAACTTGACTAATCCCCGCATTAACATAAGCTAACCAACTAATATAAGCATTGTATATAATTTGAAATGGTAAAGCATTTGGATCTTTTGAATTTTCTATTACACCCAAATAAGCTAATGGTAAGAAATTTGGTTTAGATTTATCGGTGAAATTTCCACCATCAACTGGGTCTCTAATCTTTTGTTTTAAATCGCGATTAGATACAAATGATTGATAATCGCATGGATCCCATAAATCTAAAATCTGCCCGGCAATCATGACCCAATTCATAGCAAAATCAAGGGATTCAAGCATTAATTTTTCAGATACTTTAGTTAATACGCCTTCCAACACGTTTTTATCTACGGCCTTCAGTCCACCTCTCACAGCTTTATCTGCGACCCAAAATTTAGCAAATCCCTTCCCTATTTCTTTTGCCACTTCAGCATAATTTTTAACTGCTGAAGATGTTGATTCATCTTCTGTATTATCTGTATCACAACCGGGATTCGGATTAGTTACACAATTATTACTATCATAATTACATCCACTTACAAAACAGTAATATTTTTTATCGCCTTCATCGCTGCTGTAATCACTATTAATTACATTACAATCCGGTGGCGAATTATCAAAGCCTTCATTGCCAAAAACTGTATCATATGGATGTAATAAACAAGTCCCATATTGAGTGATTACACCTGTATTATTATTATCAAAACAATTATTTTTATTCAACATATCATAATATATATCAATTATAAGATTAGGTTTTTTTGTAATATCATCACCAGAATTATCACATGATGATGGTGTTGAAGAAGTATTATCCGAATAACAACCAATACCTATTATAACAAGAATACCTAATACTATCATAATTAGAACCACGCCTATAATTCCCCCAGATTTACCACCACCCATTTGCCCATCACCCATATCATATTCATATTCATTATAAGATACATTACTAGATTTTGAAGAAGCCAGATGGAAAAAATTCCAAATATTCATTATAAAATATAGTAATATCATTATGGTAGCACCACCCGCTAATACAGATAAATCAGTATTATTATCTCCTCTAGCATATAAAATTATACCGACTATACCCATGATTATTAAATTAGGTAATAGCAACCACCATGTGGAGTGACTGTGTTTTTTATCATCTGATTTATCAAATAAACCAATGAACCCTGTAATTAATCTAAATATGAAGGGTATATTAAATATTATAAAAATCACTATAAAGGCATAAAATACCCACTCTAATATCTTTTCAACACCCTTCATTAAACAAGATGATACTTCGTCCGTTGATGTCCCTACCCGACTAGTAATACTCGTGCAACATTCATCCTCAGTTTCAGATTTACATCCACTAGATTTTAAATCTATAATATCATCTGTTCCAAGAAATGATAAGTTAATTAACCCAAAAAAAACATTTTGATTTAATACATCTTTACATGTTCTACAACAAGATTTAGGTTCTTTTCTATCACAATACTTACATCCAGGTGAATATGAGGCAACTGGACTCTGCATACATTGTTCTTTTGTTCTTTCATAATTACATTTACATTGATCTTCTGTTTGAGTATCGCCGGCAATCAAACTAAAATATTCATATGCCAAGTATCCGGCTAATAGTAATTTTAGAAGTGTCCTCATTAATTTCCAGGCAGCTTCAGATTTACTGGATTTTGCATCATCTTTTATATTGTCCTTCATTTCGTCTTTTGTCTTTTTTTTTGTATCGTTGTCTTCAATGGCATTTCTTTCTTCTTCAGGTACTTCACTTGGTTTTTTCCCTTCACCTTCTGGTTTTGGGGGCCCCTTTGTTGGATCGAATGGATCTCCAGGTTTTTCCGACCAACGATTATTATCTGGATCAACAAACCCCCCATCATCGCCGGGTCTTAATTCCCCTGGTTCAATATCCGGAAAATCATCCCCCATACTTAATAATACTAACAAATATTTTATTATTATTAATTATGTTAAACTAATATTTACAAGAGAGTTTTCACTCGCTAAATGAATAAAAAATAACAAATATACCGAACAAACACCCGATATTAAACAAAATACAACCCATAATTCACAACATAATTTACTATCACATTTTTTAAATATCATTTTTCTTTGTTCAGGTGCGTTTTCATTTTCATTTTTTGAATTAATAAATAATGGCGGATACATTATTAATTAGATTCACTATTATCTTCTAAATGATTTGAATATTTTACCCCCATGTAAAACGATAGAGCGCTCGCCCCAGATAAAAAAATTATAATACCTAAACACTTCATCATCCTTGACCCACATCTATTTGACTTATTATCACTCATTAGTAAATTTTCTCCGCTCTCTGAAACGGCTGTTTTTCTTAAAGCTTCCATTTTTAAACATAATATTTATGTAACTTTTAAATATTTTACTGATTTACTGAATTCTATCTTCTGGTTCCAGATAATCATACCCCAGAAAGTCAAATATCTCGTTTTCTTCGCGAAAGACTTTATCTACAATTTCACCTGTATCTGTATGCTTGATGCTATATTCATTCATAGTGTAACCCTGCTTTAAAGCATCATCCCTCATCCGAACATTAAAATCTCCAGAACCCGTAAAATATAAGATAGCAAATGGATATTCGCTTGGCTTTGTATACATGATATCAATACGCCTGTGACAAGGGGAAATATCAATCTTGCCCATACCCATGTATTTCTTTTGTCCTCTTGCTAACATACAAGTGAGGTAACCTTCCTTGGTCAATATATCAATAAACTTTTCATATGTTTTCTTATTCGGTGCATTAAGTAGTAAATCAATATCACCACTATCGGGTCTCTTTCTCCGAAAAGAACCTGCGATAGTAAGTTCTGCTCTCGGATCAATCTTTTTTAGAGTTTCTTTCAGATAAATCTCATGCTTTTGAATTTCTTCATATGGGATCCTAACTTGCATATCATCATAATAGTGTAATCCTTTCAGTTGAGTGTCGTTTAGATGATCTTTAATATTCTCACATTTTCGCAGATCATCAATGGTTTTGAAACCAGCACTAAACAACTTCTTCGCATGTTGCTTACCAACTCCGTGAATCTTTAGGAAATCTTCAAGTGGTGATTTCTTATCTTTTAATTTTTCATACTCTTGAAGAGTCCCTGTATCAACTATCTCTTTAATGCGATCAATTGTACCCTGACCGATACCTTTGACTGATTTCAGATGTTTCGCATCTAATTCAGTGTCTTTTGACAACCCTTTGAGTGCTTTGTTTACACTCATATAAGTCTTTGCTCTAAATGTGTCATAATTGCTCTTGTAATACTTTTCTAAACGATTGAAAATATCTATAACTTTGTCTAGAACCTCTCTACAATCTTCCTCAACTACATGATCTTTTACAACAACATCTTCTCTAATTCTGAGATATCGTCCAAATCTTGGAACACCCCTATCAGTAAATCCAGAACATTCGAATGTAATAATTGTCCCTACAGGATGAGTTTGTTTGTAGTTTTTGCGAATCTTATCATCCATCCCAGAAAGTGTAAATATATGGTCATCATCTTTGTCAACACTCATATATGTGTCGTGATTCTTTAAAGGACGACATATCAAACTGCCTAACATCCCATTGTATTTGCTATCAGGATCCCCCATTTTATAATCAATGATGACCGCTTCTCGATCAAATGCTGGTTTAAACTTTAACATATATGAAGAACGACCATCCGAATAAGCAGATAGAGGATGCTTTATCATTATACCTTCCCCACCGTTATCAATCACATCTTGATAAAATTCCTTCATCATCTTTTCTCCAGTGATGCGCTTTTGCTCTGCGAAGACTAATGGTGGATCAATATTTGTATCATCGGGTATATAAAATTCCTCATTCTTGAGTCTGATAGACCACGATTTACTTGTAAAACTGACAATACGCTTCAGATCTTTGAGTCTTTCAACAAATCCGCCTTCTGTATTGGTGATATCATACACCTGGTATTGAATTTGAATCCATTCTTCTGGAATAGGAACTTTCTTCCGAACAATCCCCATAAGTTGGAAATTGTCTCTACCCGCCCATAGTTCTCCGTCTAATATTTTATTACCTAATAGTTCTGGGGGAGGCATAGATTCAAGAAACCAATTCGGGGCATTGAACGGTTTACTGTTTCGTGAATAAAATTTACCAACCGGACCACTTCCATCATCTTCGTAGCAGAAAAGTGCTCTGTATCCATCGAACTTTTCGGACATATACCAACCTTTTGGGGGTGTCGCATATTTAGAATTATCTTTCTTGACGGTGATTCCGAGTTCATATTCTTTTGCGAGCATTACTTTCATCTTTTTAGTTGTCATATTTATCTGGTATTTATACTAAATCTCACATGTTTAAATCAAATTTATAAATAAGTTTAAAAATAGCGAATGATATATTTAGTTCTTTAATATGGATATTAATATTACGAAATTGTCCGATAAAGAAATCGCTGGAATTTGCTTAAAATATAATATTATTCAGGTTAATGAATTCAAAAATTATACCCGAGAACAAGTAGTAAATGAAATTCAAAAATGGGTTCAATACAAGAAAAATACATATAGACAAAGAAGACATTCTTCGCCAAATATTTCCATGAATACACCAGAAAAACAAACAGATAATAAAATAATCAGTTCTCAACCGACTTTGAAACGCAGTACTTCACAGCAATTTAATATTCAAAAAACGAACAATCCAACAACTTCACCACCAAAACCAACAGTCAATCGTGAAAGAAGAATGTCCGAACCGTTCACCGAAACGGAGAAAGATGTAGCGAGAGAAGATCATCAGGCAAAAAAATCATACAATAATCATCAAGATGAGATAAAAAATATAGTTCATCATTCAAGTCAGAATCAAGATTCACATATGAATAAATATGATCAAATAGGTATCTATCCGAAGGTCAAACGTTTAATCGCAATGGGTGATTTACATGGTGATCTTAGAGTCACATTGATTGCCTTAAGATTAGCCAAAGTAATTCCGGATAATATATTCCCCTATAATGTTGATAAAATATCATGGTGTGGTGGAGATACATGGGTAATTCAATTAGGAGATCAAATTGATAGATGTAGACCCGATAATTGGAAAAAGAATTGTATAGAAGATTTTGATGATGTAGTCGAAGATGAAGGAAATAATATGATGATCATTCAATTATTTCAAAAATTAGATGCAATGGCTAAACTACAAGGTGGTAGGGTATTAGGAATGATAGGTAATCATGAGTTA